GTAATCCGTATCTTGACTTACTATTAGATCTTCAATTACAACATTAGGAAAATTTCTTCTAATTTCTTCAGATACCATTTCCTCAACTCCATCTAAAGTTCTACTAGTAATTTGCTCAAAAATTATTGATCTTAAATTTGAGCCAAAGTTAGGATTTAATGGTCTTTCTCCTTTATTAGTTAAGAAAAAATTAATTAAATTATATTTTGTTGCCTCTCTTGTAGTATAGTTAGAGGTAAATACAGCATTTCCAGAAAGAGGAAGATTAACCCCTACCGCATATCTCGGTTTTAAATCAATAGGGGCTATATTTCTTGCTCCGAATGCCATTATTTATTCATTAAGGCCATAATTTGGTCTAATCCTACAGTGCCTTGAGGTAAAGATGAACCTTCAGCAGTTGTGTTTATACCTTGAGGTACTTGAAAAGAATTTAGGTTAGCAGTAGTCATAGAAATTGTATCTTGTCCTCTTCGCATATCTCCAATAATACTTTCCATCATAGCTCTTTTTTCAAGTGCTGATGTAGCTGAAGGTTGTGCGATAACGGGAGAATTTGTTACTCCCATTCCGCCTACTCCAACAGGAGTACCTTCTAGAGTTAGTTTAGGTGCACGAACTGCTTCCAAAAGGATATCTTTTAGTTCCTCTTGAATAGCTTCTTTTACTGCTTCTTTGATTATTTTTTTAAAATCGGTCGACTTCATAATAATAAATATTAAATTTAATAAGCTTTTAAATTATCTCTGTCAATTATGAATTTTAATTCATTTATTAAAGTTTGTGGATTTGTTGTAAATGAAAGTTCTGATTCAAGTACAGGGATACCAAATTGATTTAGTGCTAAAGCTCTTAACTGATTAATAGTTGGACTAAATGCTACAGTTTCAATTTGAAAAGTAAAACCTTGATATGTGTTGTCTGGGGTGGTTGTTTCAACTGGTAAATTGGGTAATTCTGAAAGAGTTACATTAGGGTTACATAATAAAATAAGTTTATCAAATTGTTGAAGTAAATTGATAATTTGAGTAAATACACTAACAGTGATTGTTAATGGAATATTTACAGCACTTAATGTACTTTGTGCCTTTTCAACTTTAGGTTGAAAAACTCTAATTTGCTTTTGAACTAAATCTAAAGTAGAAACTGCGGGTCCTAAAACAGGTGCAGGTAAAAGTCCAGTTGCAGTTGAAACAATAGTTGCAGTTTCAACACCAGAAGCAACTCTAAGAGCTGTATTTAATCCGTTTGTAATTTGAGATAAAGTAGTAATTGAATTATTAAGAGTACCAAATTGTGTATTTAATCTCGTTAATACTCCAACAATATTATCTCTAGTTGCTACTAATTGAGCTAATCTAGCAGGGGTAGGACAAAATCTTTCTTTTAAAACATTAGGATCTAAACCTTCACCTTCAGCTGTATTAAATTCTGGAAGGTTAAGTTCTTGGGATAAAGATTGTAATTTAGGAAGAACTAAAGTAATAGCTTTTTGTCCTAAATCTAAAACACGTTTTCCTAAAGCTGCTTGTCCTTTTAATTTTAAATTATTAGGTACAGCATTTTCTATTAAATTAGCGGGCAGACTTTGCGATTTAGCTAATTCATTATTAGAATTAGTTAAAGAAGCACGTCGCTGTCTTTCATTTTCTATTTGAGAAGGAGTTGCCATTATATAGTTCGTACAGAATTAGATAATAATGTTTGTAAACGTCCTTGTATGCTTCTAAATGCTATATTACTTACTTGAGCTGCACTTCTTGTAGGTTCTAAAGGAACACCTGGGGTTAAGGTAGTCTGAAGTGATAAGTTTTGGGTTAAAGTGATTAATTCGTTAAGAATATCACTAAGTACATTTACAGTATCATTACCATATAAAACTTGTTGAGTAGCATTTTTAGATCCTAAATAAACATCATTTCCTTGTAGAGTTATAGGACCCGTTGTATCAAAATTTATAGATTCAACTGCTGTAAATCCTATAGATTTTTGAGAAGAAAATAATAAATGATCTTGTGTTGTGTTGAATACTAATCGACCAGAATTTAAAATAATTTGCTTTCCAGCATATTGATCTGGGGCTGTAGGTTTAGCATTATCTGGATAGCTATAGTATTGGTTAATTTCAACTGCTTTAGATTGTAATGGAATTTTTTGTGTACTTGCTAAATAAATTGAAGCATCATCACCATTTATTATATCAGTTTGAGGAACCCATGCAGGATCATTGGTATTAACCTGACCATTTCTAATAATTGTAATAGGACTACCTACGGGTCCAACTGAGGACCAAGGATTTGCTTGGGGATTTTCAGCAGTACTTCCAAATCTAATACCTTGACCCCACCTACCCTCATAAATTATATCTCCAGGATAGGCTCTAGATGGGTGAATATTATTTTGTTCTTCAAAACCAGGTCCTAAATCTAAAGCAGGTTCTTGATCTTCAATAACATTGCCTACACCTTGAAATGAAGTAAGATAATTTTTCTTTGTTTGAAGATTAGGATCTAAAGGATTTGGAGTTGCGTTTTGATGTGGTGTATTCCAAAGATTAAAAACAGAAATATAATAAGATTTAAAATCCGAAACGTTTGTTTGACCTGTGATTTTATCTAAGCCTTGAACAAGTAAAACAACCTCATTTTTTAAAGGATATTGTTTAATATTTGGATAAAACGGACTAGCAATGTTGTATGTACCAAAAGAAACCCCTAAAGGATCTCTTACAAGTTCAAATTCTATTGTACCAATTGAAGTCCAACCTCCATATTGTTTAAATTTTGGATGAGTATCATCTAAGATAATATCTATAACTCTAACTGGGGTAAGTAGAGTTTCAATGTAAAAATTGGATTTTTGATTATCTTTTATAAAGGGGCTACCCATTATTTATTGAATTTTTCTATTTCAGCTAATAGTTGTTGTTTTTCTTCTTCAGAAATAGTTAAAGATTCACCTACACTTTCGGCTGCTAATGCTCTTTGAGCTAGGGCTGCCATTTTTATAAGAAGGTCGTCATTTTTAACCCCGATTTCAAGATATTCTTTAATTAGAGGTACTAAAAGTGTAGCATCTCCAATATCTTCAATCATTTCTTTCAACTCGTTAACAAGAGTCGAAACTTGTTTTTCTTTTTTCTTTTGGTTATTGTAGATTTCTTCCAAAACATTGGAAAAAGTCTTGGTCCCAAAAACAATTTTATCGAGTTGACTCATACTTTTTGTGTATAAATATTGAGTCAAGCAAACCTTACAACACCCGTGTCTAAATAAATAAGGTAAGCTTTCTGAAAAATTGCATAGAGGCGATTTGCTATTTTGGTAATTTGAGGAGTTTTAACATCAATCACCATTTCTCTAATGTAGATGTATAATGCTTTTTTGTTAAATACATCTAAATTTTCTCTTTTTCTAAAGAGTTCTAAAATAGCATCCGCAATTTGGGCGTCTGTTTCTTTAGGGAAGTGTTCAAATAGATTTTCTGTAGCATAGTTACAGAATTCATCTATAAAGAAAGATAATTTTTCTATATTGGGGCGTTCCTCATCAATAGTATACGAATGATTTTCATTTGTATATAATTCCTCAACAGGAGTTTTTTCTATTTTACGTTTGTAGTTTTTGGTATTTGAGATAATTAAATATCTCTTTACAATTGTACCAAAATATGAATATGCCTTTGCTCCTCTTTCAGGATTAAATAAATGCATTTTAGTTAATAGAAATGCAATAATTTCATGTTGAAGATCCTCAATATTATCTACTTCAGTATGGTAGAATTTAAATGTGTGGATTATATTTTCGGTTAACTTGAAAAAAGCGTAGTGAATTTTTTCGTGGTATATTTTTTCTTTTGTAGAAAAATCCAATGCTAAATTATAAGCTACTATTGCATCCTCGGTCTCCTGTGTAAAGTATTGAACACCTTTTTTTGGTTTAACATCCATATTATCTTTTAAGTCTGTACTCTTTTAGTAGTTCGTTTAATAGTTTTAATCTTTCAAAAAAGAAACCTACCTCATCGTCAGAACTAAAAGTACCCTTTGTATCTATTTCCTGTACTCTTTTATTTATGAATTGTATAACCTCATCTATTTCATTGATGTGCTTCTCGTAAGACACAACAACATCTTCTGCCTTCTCATTTTTCTTGAGAAGGTTAAAGGTCGTGAATCCTAAGACCACGACCAGAACCGAAAGTATTATAATAATTAATATCATAAATTGTCTAACATACTTCTTAATCCTTCACTTTTTACTGAACTTAATGCTTTTTGTTTAGCTTGAGCAGGCTTAGGTGTAGGTTTCTGATTGTTTGAATTGAATGTACTATTACCTTTACTCTGAAGCACGGGATTTTTGAACTTAGGTAACCATTCCTGTTCAAATTCTATACGAGCTGCCATAAGATCTGCCTGGTGGATGATAAATGGTAAAGCTGTACGTGGTTTTTGTTCTGGGAGATAACCCATAAGGTATTTTTTGTTAGCTTCATCGTATAAACCATCATGTGTTTGGATGGCTACCATTTCATTAAAGCTATAAGAAACCCCGTGAGACTGGAGGAGAAATAGTGAACGATCAGGAACTGAAGCAAATGATAGTTCTTTGTTGAACATCCATTCTTCTCCCAGTTTCTCTCTTCTCCATTGATCAGTATTAGGAAGATAGGCTTCGTGTTGATCGTCACCCATTTTACCTAAATCATGGTTTAGAGCGGAGAATACCAACTCTTCTTTAGTATATGTGGTAACGTCTGCTCCCATATCGGCCCACGTTTTATGAAGGGCTAGTGCGCATCTAACCACACGATGGACGTGATCTACATACCCACCTATAAAAGCATTATGATACTCTTTTTTATGTGAAGCAGGCATCATTGAGATGCGTTCTGCGTATTTCTCATAAAAAGCAAATAATTTTTCTTTTCTGGGTGATTGGATATGGTCTTGAATGTAACCTAAGAATTCAAGCCAATTTTTTTGGATTTGTTCTGCTTGCATAAAAACTTATTGAATATCTCTTTGGATCATATCTTTTATATCTTGAAGTAAATCTTCAGCAGATGTAATTTGTTCTTGAAATTGTTGAGCAGTTGATTGACGGGTAAGTAAAACGCTCATAGTTTTTAATTTACCTTCGATTTTTTCAATTTTTGAAATTGCTACTTCAGGAGTTCTCATAATAATATATTTTAGGTTGAATGTACATAACCCCCCTTATCTCTCCTACCTTTCTTCCCCTTCCTTCCCTTTCTTTCTAACCCCGTATCTCGAAGTTACAAAAAAAGATTCATGGTGGCAAGTTTAATTATGATTCTTCGCAGAAATCTAGGAGTTTTTTTAGGTGAGCACATTTTTCATATGCTTCTTTTTCTTCAAAAAAGTGTATTGATAATTTAAAACAAATTTTAAGTTCTACTCC